CTATGAGGAGATTATAAATGAAATCCAGAATAGATTATAATAGACCAACAGCAATGATGTTAGGAAGATGGCAACCTTGGCACAAAGGTCATCAAGAGTTATTTAAGAAGGCATTAGAACGAACAGGTCAAGTCATCATTATGATAAGAAGTATGCCTAACTCAAAAGATAATCCATTTGATGTTGAACAAGTTGAAAAAAACATAACTGAAGCTTTAGCTAGTTATCACGGAATGTATGAAATAATGGTTGTACCTAATATTACTAACATTTGTTATGGTAGAGGCGTTGGTTATAAAATAGAAGAGATAGAGCTTCCAAAAGAAATACAGGAAATATCAGCAACTAAAATAAGAGCACAGATGAATGAAATTTAATTTTATATTTCTAGGTCAATCCATTTTAAGATATCAAGTACCATTAGATATTTTTCATACAATTAATTTTATTTATGAAAAAAATTTTCATAACTTATATCCAGCAAATAAACAATTGGTGGGTAAAATAGAAAACGAACATTCATTATTTTATGATGGTGCAGATGAATCTAAAGTTAGAAAACATAATCTATTACCAAAAAACATCACTGGTTATTTTTTAGAAATGTTTAAACATTATTTATCTTTTAATAAAATTAAAGATTTTGATATGCATTTAAATTCCATATGGGTTAATGAAATGAAACAACACGAATATAATCCAGCTCATATTCATAGAGGTACGTTATTTACAGGTCTATCTTCGGTTATGATTTTAAAATTACCATCAACATATGGTAAAGAATATTCAAATGCAGAAATACCACAAAATGGCAGATTACAAATATTAGGTGCTAGTAATGGACAATTTGCAAAAATAGATTATCAACCACCAATGGAATTAAGAGATTTTTACATATTTCCATATGATATGAGACATTGTGTTTATCCTTTTAATGGCACCAATGAGACTAGAAGAACTTTAGCTGCAAACTGTGATGTACGGTTTGATCCAATAAAAAATAGAGGAGCACAATGATTATAACTGAACCACGATGGAAATCATATATTGTTGAAACCACGAGCCCAGTATTTACACCTGAACAATGTCAAAAAATAATTGAAGCAGGTAGAAATCAACCAAGGCAAGATGCTCAAGTGGGTGGTGGTAAAGGTGGTAAAGTTGATACTAAAACTAGAATCTCACATATCTCTTGGATTCCATTTAGTGTTTTACCTCCAATGTATAAAACCATTGAAAGATTAATGTTACAAACCAATGGCAATCATTTTGGTTTTGAAGGAATGCAATTAACAGAACCTGCACAATATACAGAATATACTGAAGGCGGTTTTTATGATTGGCATATCGATTCTGATGTTAACTGTGCGCACGAGCCACCTGTTCGAAAGATATCAATGACCATAGAATTATCTCCTGCAAATGAATATGAAGGTGGTGGATTAGAATTTATGGATAATGGAAAATTAATTAGACCTAAACAAGGACACGCAATCTTTTTTGCATCTTTTATTAGACATAAAGCAGTCGCAGTTAAAAAAGGAAATAGAAAGTCTTTAGTTATGTGGTTTGGAGGTCCTTCATTTAAATGATTAGAGAACTTCACTTTCCAACACCCATTTACATATTTGATCATAATGATCCATCATTAAATGTTCAATTAGAAAAAGAAATTATTAATTGGATGAATCAAGATAAAGGTGTGACTCGAACTAATGTCAAAGGTTGGCATTCAACAACCGATATGCATTTAAGACCTGAATACAAAAGATTAGTTGATGGTTTATATGAAGCTCAACATAAGATTTATAAAGAAGAACATTTAGATTCAGAACCTTTTTTAGGTAATATGTGGGCTAACGTCAATCCACCAGGTGGAATGAACCGTGCACATATGCATCCGAATTCATTATGGTCTGGAGTATATTATGTAAAAGCACCGAAGAACTCTGGTCATTTAAAAATAGATGACCCAAGATCCGTTGCTGCCTTATCAAGACCTAAGATGAAAGAGGGTAAAACGCCTTCTAGATTATGGAGAGAAACACACTATGAACCAAAAGCAGGACGATTGATTATGTTTCCATCTTGGGTAATGCATTGTGTCGATCCAAATGAATCGAACGATATAAGAATATCGGTGTCATTTAATTTTTTACAGAAAGGACTTATAGTATGACATTTCAACAACAAAAATATCAAGTCATTAAAAAAGCATTGTCTTACGAACTTGCTAATTTTATATTTAATTATTTTTTACTTAAAAGAGATGCAGTTGCTTTTATGTATCAAAATAACATTCATTCAGAATCTCCTTTGTTAGGAACCTGGACTGATCAACAAATTCCAAATACTTATTCTCATTATGGTGACTTTGTTATGGATACTTTGTTAGTTAAGATGTTACCTGTAATGAAACAACATACTAATTTAGATTTAATTCCAACCTATTCTTATGCAAGAGCCTATAAAAATGGTGATGAATTAAGAAGACACAAAGATAGACCTAGTTGCGAGATATCTTGTACTTTAAATTTAGGTGGTGATCCGTGGCCTATATTTATTGATGGAACTGGCTCCGATAATGTTATAGATGAATATAAAAAAATTATTAAACCAAATGCTCCAGCAGGCACAAAAGTCTTACTTGATGTAGGAGATATGTTAGTATATAGTGGCTGTGAATTAGAGCATTGGCGAGAACCATTTGAAGGTAATATCTGTGGTCAAGTATTCTTGCATTATAATCACATAAATGGTCCATTTGCTGATAAAAATAAGTTTGATGGAAGAGCAATGTTAGGGCTACCATCATTTGCAAAATAGTATTATAATGTCTTCAGTATGTTACAAAAACTTAATTTTAAACCTGGTTTTAATAAACAAATTACTCAATCCGGAGCAGAAGCACAATGGACAGATGGTGATTTTGTAAGATTTAGATATGGATTACCAGAAAAGATTGGTGGTTGGTCTCAATTAACTATTTCTAATAAAACATTACCTGGAGTTGCCAGAGCTCAACACGCTTGGACTTCATTAGCTGGAGAAAAATATACAGCCATTGGAACATCTCAAGGTTTATTTTTATTTTATGGAGATGACTTTTATGACATTACGCCATTAGATACAGGAATAACTGGAGCTACCTTTGATTCAACTACAGGTTCTGCAACGGTTACAGTTAATAAAACTTCTCACGGTTTAACACAAGGAAGATACGTAAAATTTTCATCTGTATCATTACCTGGTGGCGGAGCCACTACTTTTACAACATCACAATTTCAAGATAATACATTTGAAATATCTAATGTAACTTCAAATACATTTGAAATAACTATGCCAGCAAACGAAGGCGGAAGTGGTATGTCTACAGCAGGTTCAGCTCAAATTGATCCATATGTATTCATTGGTCCAGTATTTCAAACAGCAGGTTATGGTTGGGGTACTGATACTTATAGTGCTTCTACTTGGGGAACAGCAAGAACCATATCAAATGTAATTCTAGATCCAGGAATCTGGAGTCTTGATAATTTTGGACAAATATTAATTGCAACCATTCATAATGGTAAGACCTATACTTGGGATGCAGGAGCTGCAGGTGCAAGAAGTATAAGAGCCACAATTATGACAGGTGCTCCAACAGCATCAAGATTTACTTTGGTATCTGATAGAGATAGACATTTATTTCATTTTGGAACTGAAACAACAATTGGAACTGCATCAAGTCAAGATCCAATGTTTATTAGATTCTCGAATCAAGAAGATTATAATACTTACACGCCAACAGCGACTAATACAGCAGGAACCTTTAGACTGGATACCGGAAACAAGATTCAAGCAGCAGTACAAGGTAAGGACTATGTATTCGTATTAACGGATTCAGCAGCTTATGTAATTCAATATGTTGGTCCACCATTTACATTTTCAGTAAGACAAGTAGGTACGAACTGTGGTTGCATTGGACAAAATGCAGTTAGCTATTCAAATGGTATGGTGTTTTGGATGTCGGGTGAAGGTGGCTTTTTTGTTTATGATGGTACGGTTAAATCATTACCTTGTTTAGTAGAAGACTTTGTATTTACTACAAGCGGAGATAATCTTGGAATTAATTATGATGCAAGTCAATTAATATATGGAGAACATAATACATTATATAATGAAATGACTTGGTTCTATCCAGCTGATGGTTCAGATCAAATTAATAGATGTGTTACATATAACTATGGAGAAGATTGTTGGACTACAGGTTCACTTGCTAGAACTTCATTAGTAGACGCAGGTGTATTTGATGTACCTTATGCAACTCAATATTCTACAACTTCAATTCCTAATTTTCCAATACAAGGATTAACTAATTTATTTGGAGCATCAACTTATTATGCTCACGAAACAGGAACCGATCAAGTTAATAGTTCAGGTACAACATCTATTGATGCATATATTCAATCAGGAGATTTTGACATTGCAGCAGCTAGAACTGCTACAGGAACTACAGTTGGAATAGCTGATCTTAGAGGTGATGGTGAATTCATTATGTCTATGAGTAGATTTATTCCTGACTTTAAAGTGTTAACGGGTAATTCAAAAATAACATTGTTATTAAATGATTATCCAAGTCAAACAGCAACAAGTTCACCTCTTGGACCCTTTACAATTAATAGTTCTACTGATAAAGTAGATACTAGAGCAAGAGGAAGATTGCTTTCAATTAAAATAGCTAATGACGCAGTTGGCGAAACTTGGCGTTATGGCACATTACGGGTCGACATAAGACCAGATGGTAGAAGATAATGGCAGTAGATAAAAAAATTAGATATGAAGATAAAGGACCTACAATGCAAGGTGGTGTGCAAAACTATCTTGGCAAACAGCCACAAGTTATGGCTCCTAGAAAATGGAAGTCTGCTCCTGATAAACCAGAAACAGAATTAGCTTATATTACTAAAGCAGAAAAAGATTTAATTTTAAAAGCAAACATACACGGCGGATTAGAAAAAGGACCTAATATGGGTCCATCAGGAATTATGTCACTAGATAGTTTTGGTGATGCTGATGCTGGTATGTCTGGTGGATTATCTGGAGGAGATGTAAGCGCAGCTGAATCTGGAAGTAGTTTTGCTGGAGCAAATACTATTAGTGATAGCTACGGAGCTGGATTAAGAGGTGGCTACATTGCATCAGGAGCTGGATCAGGATCAAGATTAAATGAAC